ATCCTCTACATCAGGACACCATACACTCCTCACTAGCTTAAGCAATACCATCTTGGTAGAACTCAAATGCCCATAGTTCACATCCTTACCACTACCACTTAAAATACTTTTGGTAGCAACCTCTGCTATCGTCAATCATTTGACTATTTACAAGGCCATTTAACAGGCTCAAACCTGTCAAGTGTTAATATTTTGACGCTGTAGCCTGTTATGGCTTGATTGCTATGGCATGGATTCGCAGTCCATGCCACATACACCTGCAGTGTAAATCTATGCTCAGCATCACAGTAACATTCAGTGTAAATCTGTCAATCCGAGTATGGCAATTACATTTACATCCAGTGTAAATCAACGACCAAGTTATAGACTTACATCAACAGGGAATGTAAACCTGCGGTGCTACTATCATTACGTTGCATGTCAGTGTAAGTCTATTGTATATGTGCCTGTGTGTAACAGCACCTCTCATTGTAAATCAAAGCGCCGGTAGTCAGAGTAACAGCTACTGTTGATGTATCAATTCCCACTGGGCAGATTAACATTTACAGTTGCTGTGAATGATCGACCCCGAAAGTGGGAATTTCTACGTAATCTTTATAACCCATCCTCAGCCGTAAACTATTTCGCCTATGGCGAGGTTGGTAGGGTGGGATTTCGCAAGCCAGAAAAATAAAAACAAAAAACCACCACTTTTTGGTTGACTTCCAAGCAAAAACATGATACAATCGAATTGTTATTCAGGATAGGGAGTGAAACCAAAGTGTACGGTCAGTACACTAAGGCTCCCTTCCCTTAATGACCGAGAGTATGATTGGTTAACATAATTATTAACATAATGAAAGGGTGTATAATGTCTGATAAAAATGATGGAGAGGTGTTAGTGGACAGGGAAGAGGTGTACGGCCCACCTAGGTTGTTTTTTGAGGCGTATGGTCGGATGTGTGAGATATTGGATGAGTACGCGCATGTTGGGCAGGGCAAGGATGTGAACTATGGGCATTTGAGTTCTACCAAGATGGTATTGCTTAAGCTAGTGAGGAGTGTATGGTGTCCTGATGTAGAGGATAACTATGTAGACTCTAGGAACTACGTCACTATATCTGAGACCTGTGCGGAGAAGGTCTCCCCTGAAGAATGAGAGATAGGGCTGATCGGGCCGCAGTATTAGTTGAGTTGTTGTGGAAACTCTTTCGTGCTGAACCACAACCAGCCCTTTTGAGGCAACCAATACCATTGAGCATATGGGGGGTTTGGGGAAATTCCACTTATATGCGGGGAGTGGTCTGGTGGGGGCTAACAACCCCCTGCCTCTAAACCTAAACTGGAGGTAGTCTAGGTGATTATTGAATTAAGTGAGACTGAACAAATCATTGCGAGGCATCTGGCGAGGCGAAGACACGATAATAATAGGGCAAGAGGGGTTGTAGACAGGCAGATGGGGCCACAGTCTCCAGTGGACACTGATCTTAATGGGATTGGTGCAGAGATAGTTTTCGCCAAGGTTTTTAATGTCTATCCTGATCTTGGGGATTACCCCGGCAAGGAAGATGGGGTGACACAGAAGGGGAATACATACGATGTTAAGACAACAAAGTATAAAAACGGAAGATTACTGGCTGTTTTGAACAAAAAGAAAGAAGATTGTCAGTTTTATGTGCTGATGATTGGTGAGTTCCCAAAATATACCCTTACTGGCTACGCTTCGGCTGAAGAACTACTCTCTGGTAGATACGTTGATGACCTTGGGTATGGCAAGGGCCACGCAATGAAACAATCAGAGGCTGCTTTTAAAAGGTTTGAGGAAGGTATGGTATCACGGAGGATAAATGGACAGTGACAGATGGATTCCTAGGAAGCAGAGGAACCCTGTAAAGGCTATTAGAGAGATGTGTATTGAGTGCATGGGGGGTGGCGCACCCTATGGGCTGATTGAGCGTTGTCCGAGCAAAGAGTGTGCTTTGTATGAGTTTAGACTTGGAAGAAACCCCTATAGAAAGCCTCCGACTGATGCGAGTAGGGCTTGTTCTAGAGAGGCAATGATAAAACTTAACTTAAAGGGGAAATAATGCCAATCAAGTATGTAGATGGAAAGAAGATACACCTCCCATATCCTAAAAAGAAGAAGGGCAGGGTAAAGAAAAAGATGTTGAAACCAAGACGGAGTGTAAATAATGGGTGATTTATCTAGAATGTGTGGTATGTGGGAGAACAAAGACAAGAACGGGAATAAATACTTTTCAGGAAAACTTGAAGATGGGACTAAGATTGTTATGTTTACAAATACTTATAGGGATAAGGAGAACTCTCCAGACTACAACCTCTATAAAGACGTTTCAGGGGTTGACGGAGAGGACTTGCCCGTATAAGATAGAACCAAGATAAGCATAAAAGGAGATTATGCAATGAGCATGTTAAGCAATAATTTAGCAATTGCTGTTTTTGGAATGGTTATTGGTATTTTGTTTGGAATTTATGTCTGCAACTAAAGGGGAAACAATGCCAATCAAAAAGGAGAACACAGAGATGGTCAAGAAAGATGGGTGGAAGACTAGCGAATTCTGGATGATGCTGTTCAGTATAGCTGCTCCAATATTTGGGTTGCCTATAGAGCCGCTTACTGCTATTGGTGCTGGACTATACGCTGCTGGTAGGTCTGCTTACAAGATTTGGAACTAGAAACAGAACCTGTCTAGCTTGCAGCGTCCCGTGTGGCTACCCTTTCTTCTACGCAGGATACCTCTCACTGTCTGCTAGACAGGTTTACATTCGGAGTAACTGTATATGGCTGAAATAATGACCAAAGAGGGGCTGCTGTTTGCCAAAGGGGGTATGGCAGGGCCGGGTAGGCCCAAGAATGCAATTAATCGCAATAGATTAGTGTCAGATGTACTTAACAAGCTAGACTTTGACCCCCTTAGAGAAGCAGTTGCTCTTTACAGGGCTGAAGATACGACTTGCAAGGTAAAGTCTGACTTGGTGCTGAAGATCATGCGCCTTGTATACCCAGAAGTTAAGCAGGTTCAGATTGAGAGCAATACAATGTCTGCTGCAAGCATGGTTAATCCTATTGCAGAGGCTATGCTGCAGATAAGCGATAGAAAGAATAGTTTTGACTATAATTCTAAGTTAGAGAATGTCACAAAAGTTAGGGTCACAACAGAAGAGGCTGGTAAAACTAATTAAGGACAGGCAGTGGAGGCTGAATAACCTCTACCATATACGTCCTAAAGAGGGTAGCCATCTAATCCCGTTCAAGATGAACTGGGCGCAGACTGAGTTGTTCGAGAACATGTGGAACAGGTCTATCGTCCTGAAAGCTAGGCAGTTAGGGGTAACTACCTTCTTCTCTATCTTATTTCTGGACGACTGTTTATTCAATCCTAACAGAGAAGCTGGTATCATAGCTGATACTAGAGAAAATGCTGAGGAGATATTCAGAACCAAGGTTAAGGATGTCTGGGAGAACGTGGCTAGAGATATCCCTGCTTTAAGAAAACTCATAACAGACTCAATCACGCTTGAAAGCGACCAAGGTAAAAGGCTGATCTTCAGTAATGGATCGGCCTTTCGTGTATCTACCTCTATGAGGTCTGGTACGCTTAGCCAGTTGCTTATTACAGAGTACGGTAAGATATGTGCCAAGGAACCTGAAAAGGCTAGGGAGATACGAACTGGCAGTATAGAAACTTTGCCAAGAGATGCCTTGCTTGCTATGGAGTCTACAGCAATGGGGAATGAGGGTGACTTCTTCAACAAGTGCAGGGATGCTGAGCTAGACTGTCTCTCCAGAAAAGAGCTTACAACTATGGACTATAAGTTCTTTTTCTTTCCGTGGTATAAGGAGAAGGACTATAAACTAGAGACTACAGCCCTTGTCCCATCGGATATGGAGGACTACTTTAATAAGCAGTCTGAAGCTCTAGGAATTACATTTACCAAGGCCCAGAAGTCATGGTACTCTAAAAAGAGTTCTGAGCTAGGGGATGACGTTAAAAGGGAGTACCCTACTACAGCAAGAGAAGCATTTGAACAGAGTATTGAGGGTGCTTATCTAGCTAGACATCTGCAGAGTGCATATAAAGACAATAGGGTTAGCCTTATACCGTATATTAGAAGTATCCCAGTACACACTGCTTGGGATTTAGGTATTAATGACACAACCTGCATATGGTTCTTTCAAATACACCTAGACTGTATAAGATTTATAGATTACTATGAAAACTCTGACGAGGGTCTTACGCATTATGTTAACATCTTAAAACATAGAGACTATCTTTA